TTAGAGTGCAATCTTCTTCTTTGATAATATTCTGAACACGGTGGACGCCACAAAACTTCCCGCCGCAATGATCTGCATCACCGCGTCGGTCACCTGTCCAGCGTCGATCCCGACAGTCGGATAACCCGTCACCGACAAAGCCAGTGCACCAAGCCCGATAATATTCGACCAAACCGTTCGGCTGGCAAAGAATGTCTGCGTATCATTCATTTTTGTCTCCTGTTGATATTGTTCATTGAAAGAGCGGCGTTCATCCGCCCTGTGGATCGCCCTGAGGCGAACCTCGGAAACCCGCTTCGACCATCCACGGCCAAAAGCGGGCCAAGTCTTCAATCGCTGCAAAAAGATCAGCCTCTTGTCGCAAATCGCGGCAATCACCGTTTCCGGATCGGCCTTTTGCGCCGCAGCCAAAGTCACCGGCCCGACCACGCCATCCGCTGTCACACCGAGCGCGCGCTGCAACCAGAGCGTCGCCTGCCGCACGCCGGAATTCACCGCCGCATCAAAAACGGCGTAATCAATCCCTGGCGGCAAGTGATCACCGCTGATCGCGTCCCAATAAAGCGTCCGGTAGACCGCCCCCGCCTCGTCCCGTGTGAGTGCCATCACCGCCTCGCGCGTCACTTTTGTGCCGCGGAAACGCGCCAATGTCCGGCCCGTAATGCCGAATTTTGTTGCCCCGCCCGGATCATCCGGATGCTCGACAAAGCCCCCCTCATGCGCCAACAGCAAGGGCAGGCACGCCTCAAGCCCGCCGCTCATGCCCGTGCCTCCAGCTCAGCCACACGCCGCGCAAGTTCCTGCACCGCCGACACCAAAATCGGAATGATCCGCCCCGCATCAACCGCCTGATAGACCGGCAGCCCCTCCTCGTTTGCGCCGTCTTTCACACCTGTTACAGCCTCCGGCACCACCTCCGCCATTTCATGCGCGATAAAGCCGTCAATCCGTTGGTCAGGCTCCGCCTTGAACGCGAACCGGCACGGTTTCAGCGCCCCGACCCGCGCCAACCCGTCCTCAATCGGCGTTACATCCTGCTTCAACCGGTGATCCGACGTCGTGCTGTAGGTCGCTCCCGTCGTGCTGAGCGTGATCGCGCCCACCTGCGCATTGTTCTTGCGCAGCGCCAGAGCCGTTGCACTTGCCGCCGCCCCCGTATCGGTCAGCACCATGCCGACCGCGCCCGAACTCGCAAAATCGCATTCGATCCTGCCGGTATTGCCCTGCGTCGCGCGGCCCGAAAGGATCATATCCATCCGCACCGCCCCCGTCGCCGGCGCCGCCACCAGCGCATCGCGCCAAATCGAGCCATCGGACGATACTTTCAACCGCCATGAGTCATCCCCGATCAGGCCCGCCTCCGCCCGTCCGCTGTAATTCGTCTGGTAAAGCTGCGAGACGGTTTTAGCAGTTGCTTCCTTGTTCAGCTTGAACCGCAGATCGCCCGTCCCGTTCTCGCCGGTTCCGCGCGCGGCAAACAGGGCGTCATTTACTTTAACAGCGAGCGGATTATTGGCATCCGACGCAGTTCCCACGCCCAAACCTGCCAGATTGTCCAGTTTCTTGATCGCAAAGGCGATGTTCCGCCACACAGTTCCGTCATGGAAACTGACCGAAGAATCGGTGGTATTGGTCATCACCCAGCCTGCTTTCGGCGTCATGAACCGCCAGGCGGAACCGTCATAGGCCGCGATCTTCGCCGCCTGCCCGGCAAAGGCCCCCGTCGGTGCCGATCCCACCAGATACCGGTCCCCCGCTACCGGGCTTGCAGGTGGCGCGTTCTGGTCAATGGCCCGAACCGCGATTTGTGCAACCGCATCAAGCAGGATCAACGCCTCGTTATGGGTAATATGTTTTTGCGCCTGCGCCGCAGCAAGAAGCGGCAGCGCAAGACTGGCTGTATCGGCCATTCCTACCTCCTTGAAATTGATGGTCTTGGATAAATTCGCACATCGTCATCACCGGCCTAAACCGTTGAAAACGAAGCGTTTTCAGATATTTATAAGCTGATACTTGTTTGAAGCGGATATCCCCGTCCGACACTGACGCTCATCTGGAAGATGCGGACGGAAAGGCTCGTTTGCTGTCCGCCGAAATCCGCAAGCTCCAATGCCGCCGGATAAAGCACTGTCGGCCCTGTAGCCGTCAGAACCCGCTTCACAGTCACACCCGAGAGGATCTCGATCTCGTAGCTCTCCTCGCTCTCGTCCAGCGGAATCTCCGCGACACCCCATGAGTCCGCGTTCACCCGCGCCCGCCTGACCCATTGCAGCGTGACCCCGTCCGCATTCCGCTTGCCGCTCGCCCGGACAGGCGACATCGGCATCAGCGCCGCCTTGCCTGCGGTTGCGAACAAGTCCGCCGCCGCCGGATTTTGCGCATCAAGCGATGCAGGAACAACACGCCAGTTCCACGCCTCGCCCACCGCCTTGCTGCCACGTGTCAGCGTCAGCACACCCGCATCCAGCAACACAATCCGCGCCCCTGCCGGAACCGTCCGCCCGGCCAAGGCCTCCGAACCGCCCAGCCCGCGGATCAACCGCGACAACCGCCAGCTATTCTCCCCGATCAATGTGCCATTCGCGAATGCCAACACTTCCCAGCTGCCGTCACTTCCCTGCAAAGCGAGAATTTTCTGCCCCGCCAACGCTGCAAAATCACCCGGCGAAGCCAGCGATCCGCCACTCACCGTCACATCTATCGTCGTGCCGAGATCCCACCGGCCGACCACCCCCGGCCCGACACTGTTGAGCGTCGTGCCGATGATCGAGGGTGCATCCACCGTCCCGAAGAAACTGTAGCTGCTGCCATCTCCCGAGCGCCAAACGGCCATCTGCCCGGGCCACGGACTGGCCGTCACCGCCATCACCTGCAAAGGCGGCTCCGCCTCCTGCGCCACCGGCAGATCAATGATCACAGCAAGCGGCTTGCCCGCAATCGCGGGAGCCGTTTGTTTCGGGAGCGCGAGCTTCGGCGCCGCCCCGTCATACACCGACACCTCGACAGACCGCGCCTCCATCGTCCGCGCACCCTTATCCGTCACCCGCGTAATCCGGAACAAGCGTGACGCATCCAGCGGCATCAGCGAAACAAGATCACCCGGCTCCACCCCGATCAGGCCGGGCCGCGTCGAAAATGTCACCGTCTCCCGCCCCGCCCAAAGGTCATGCAGCGCGACATCGGCCAACCTTTGCGCCTCCGAGCGCGTCATGACACCCGCCACTTCCGACGCCTGCGACCGCTTGGCACCCCCCGCAAGCCGCCGCGAAAACACCGAGGCACGCCGGTAATCCGTATCGCCGTCGCTGAAACTCAGCTGCACTTCCTGCGGCAATTCGCTTTCCTGCGTCCGCGTGATCGAGAACAGCGTGTCGTTTTTGCCCCGCACCAGATCATCCTCGCCGAGGCTCGTCACCCCGCTCGGCCCCTGCCCTATAAACCGCAATCTTCCGCCTGAAGCCGAGCAATCAAACCCGAACAGATCCGCAAGCGGCTCCAGCGCCGCCCGCGCCGACATCGGCGCATCAACCAGATACCCGTCGAGATATCCGTCCACCCGGATCTCGTTTGCCGCCGGCACATCGAAATCCTTGAGAATCGCCGCAATCAACCGGTCTAGCGCCATGCCCTCGAGCCGCCCGTTCACCCAATGCCCCGTCTGCCAGTTCCCCGCATCCGACCACACATCGACAAGCGACGGAAACGCCGGAAAGGGCCGCGCATCCCACGCCCAGATCGCCGTCCGCGCCGGATCAACCATCCGCCCGCTATAAACGCTGGACACCGGATTATGCGTCGCATCAAACCCCGCCTGCGCCGGGTCGAACCGCTCCGCCATCGCCTCGATCAGCCGTGTCTGGATCAGATCATCCCGATTGCCGCGTGAAAAATGTGGCAGCGCGTTCTCGGATGATTTCGCATCGGGAAACACATTCGGCCCGTTCGTCCCGCGATCAACCGCCGGACAGCCGAATTCCGTCAGCCAGATCGGCTTGCCCTGCGCCACCCACGGCGTCGCCGTCGCAAGCTCCACGCCCCCGACCCGCTCGCGATGCGCATTCGACCACCACCCCGCGAGATCCTTCGCCCGCCACACCCAGGGCTTGTTCACCGCGCCATCGGTAATCGGCGTCCGCGTCTGGCTGTTGCGCGCCGCAGCCGACGCGTAATACCACTCATACGCCTCGCCCGCGCCGAACCGCGCCTTGAGATAGGCCCGGTCATAAACCGATCCCGCACTGCCCGCATCAAGATGCAACGGCCCGTCCCGCCAGTCGGAGATCGGCCAATAGGCATCGATCCCCACCGCATCAATCGCCGGAGACGCCCAGAGCGGATCAAGCGGAAACCGCACCTCGCCAGTGCTCGGCGAATGCGCGCCATACTCCGTCCAGTCCGCCGCATAAGTCAGCTTCGTCCCCGCACCGAGCACGGCTTTCACATCGCTTGCCAGACTGGCCAGTGCTGTAGCCGCCGGATAGCTACCCGCCCCACTCCTGACCCGCGTGATCCCGATCAGTTCCGACCCGATGATGAACGCATCCACCCCGCCCGCCATTGCGGCCAGTTTTGCATAATGCAGGATCATCCGCCGCCAGCTCCACTCCGCTGGCCCCGTATAGATCACCGTATCCTGACCCGCCTGAAAATGGCTCGGTTGCGCCGTCCCGAAAAACGCCGAAATCTGCGTCGCCGCCGCCGCTGTCCCGTCGGGCGACCCGGCCTGCCCCGGTGCCGGATGGCACGTAATCCGCCCCCGCCAGGGATAGGCCTTCTGCCCGTTCAAACCGGTCCACGGATCAGGCAGCATATTGCCCGCCGCAATATCCATCATCGCGAACGGATAGAGCGTCACCTTGAGCCCGCGCGCCTTCAAATCGGCAATCGCCTTCAAAACCGACGCGTCGGACGGCGTCCCGCCATAGGCCGGCTTGCCGTCACTCAGCGAGACCACCTTCGCCGCCCCGCGCTCGATCCCGCCAACGCGCCATGTGGCGCCATTCGTCGTTTTCACCGCCGTTTCGACCCGCGGCTCGATCCGGCAAATCCCCGCCCGCAAATCATCCCCGAACCAGCTCACCACAAGGGACACCGACCCGAGCGACGGACATAACGCCGTCAATTGCGCAATCGACGCCTCCCAATCACTCGCTGCCACAAGCTGATGCCGGTTCTCGCTCACGGTCGCACCCGCCCCGTCCGAACGTGTTACGCCCGCCGTCTCGTAGACAAACTCCCCCGCCCCCGGGATCACATTGATCGCCCGGATAGCCTGCCTCACGCCGTCGACCGCCCGCACCACCTCGAAGGACAATTGCGGAATCCGGTTGCCATAGGCTTTCAGCGGAAATCCCTCGAACACCACATAAGCCACACCGCGATAGGCGGGCGCCGCCTCCGCCCCCTCCTTCGCCACAATCAACGGGTCCGCCTGCTGCGTCTCGTCGCCCGTGTAAATCCGGATCGCGTATGCCGTCAGGTCCAGCAACGCCCCGTCCGCCCAGATGCGCCGCACATAGGAGATCGGCCCCTCCGCAATCGCCACCGCGAAATTCGCGGTATAGTCATAGGTCCGCGTCGTCACGCCCGACCCGCCGAACCCGCCCTTGCCGCCGCCTTCCTCTTTTGTGATCACCGTTTCCTGAAACCGCGTCGCCCAGATGATCTCGCCGCCGAGCCGCACCCGCCCGTAAACCCGCGGAATCGACGCGCCCTCGGTCGAGGTCAGCCCCGACATTTCCGTCAGGCGCGGCCCCTCCCGCGTCCGCTCGCCCGCAAGCATCGAGCGGTCCACCATATTCCCCGCAAGCCCGCCAAGCGCACGCCCGAGCATCGCGCCCATCGGCCCGCCGACAAATCCGCCAATCGCCGATCCCGCCGCCTGCAATACCAAAGTTGCCATCGTCTCACCCCATCCCTTCAACCGGGAAATCTGAATACATGCGCGATTTTCCGCGCCCAAAGCCCGAGCGGAACCTCCGCCACCGAGGCCCGCTCATGCGCGTGCACCATCGCCTCCGCCTCCGTCAGAATGCCGAGATGCTTTGCCGGCAAATGCGCCTGCCACCGGAACAGCAGCAGATCGCCCGGCGCCATCAAATCCCGCGAAATCTCGTCCAAATGCCGCCGCGACGCATCTCTCAACGCCTCGACTCCCGCAGCCTCCGCCCACCCCGCCTGATACGGCCCCGGCTCCTCCGGCTCCGCGCCATACACTGCGCGCCACACACCGCGCACAAGGCCGAGACAATCGCACCCGACCCCTTTCAACGATGCCTGATGCCGGTACGGCGTCCCGATCCACGCCCGCGCTTCCGCGATAATCCGCGTCCGCCGATCCTCCCCGCTCACATCCTGCGCGCTCATCGAAAGAAACTCCCGCCATCCATATTCGCCTCGCCGTCACTGACCGCGCGAACCACGAAATCATTTCCGGGCATATGCGGAAATCCGCGGAAATTGTTGAGATTGTTGAACACGTTCCGGCACGTCGCCATCTGCTTGTCGCACCCCGCCGTCACGACAAAAGCATCCCCCGCCGCAATCGTCGCGCCCGGCGGTCGCCAGAGCGTCAGCGCCCCCGTCGTCCCCGACTGCGCATGGGTTCGCACTTCAATCGCGAGATCGTTGTTGGCGCCCGACGAAAACGTCACCTTCCCGCCCGTGAACAAGCCATCGCTAAAGCCGCTCATCACGGCCTCGATATAGCTGCGCCCGTCGGTCGTCGTCACCGTTCCGCTGAACCTGTAGGCCGCCGCCAGGAGCGAAACCGTGCACCGCGCATCGCCCAGATCCGCCGAACAGGATTTGCGGAAACTCCGCCCGCGCCGCTCGTCGAGCCTGTGCGACAAAGTCCGGATTTCGGCAACAAAGCGCTGCCCCTCGCGCCTGATTTCACCCACAACCCCGCTATCAATCAGCAAGCGCTGCTCCGGCGCGGTCCAGTCCACAAGCCACACATCCACCCGCGCGCCGTCATAACGCCCGCCCGCAATTTCCGCTTCCGTGAGACTCGGCGAGACCAGCGCACCCGCCACGTCGCCACCCGTCACGTTAAAGCCGAGCGTCGCCTCCATGTCGGCGGCTTCGAGCCCCGTCCCCGCTGCATACACCACACCGTCAAATGCGAGGTCGCGATCATGATCGGTAAACCCCATCACCATTCCGTCGCTGCGTGTCACCCGCCAGCAACGGGCAAGCGTCATCGCCGCGCCGGAAAATCCTTCTGGCACATTCCGCATCTCGTTTTTCCTTGATCTGTTTGCCTCAGGGCACGATTTCAACCAGCGGGATTTTCGGAATTTCACCCGCCACAAACGCCGCAAAATCCACCTCGAACACATCGGTATCGAACCGCACCGGCACATCGAATTCGAACCCCGCCGTCACAACCGCGCCATTCGCCGGAATTTTCCCGGGCTTGAACGTCAGAAGTCCGGTCGCGACATCCACATCCGCATCCACGCCCAAAACCTTCGCAATACCTGCCACCGCGAATTTCACCGTGCCGGATACCGGCTTCGTGATCGGCCGCACATAGGGCGCAAACGCCCCGCCATAGGTTTTGACAAGCTGGAACGCGGCCTTTGTCCCGTCTCCCGTCCCGATCACCTGATCATTTGCGGAAACCTGCGCCGTCACCGCGCAGGATTTCCAGTCGAGCCTGTCGCGCCAGCGAAAGCCGAAAAGCCGCCCGCGTCTCTCCTCGAAAAACGTCACGATCTCGGCAAGCGCCGCAATCGTTTTCACCCCCGTTCCCGCATCATATTTGCGCTTCGCATGCGCCCAGCGCGCAATGCGCTCCTCGCGCCCCGAGCCGGTTGTCACAATCTCGGTTTTCCGCTCCGGTCCGCCGCTGCCGCCAAGTGCCACGGCGAGCGGAAAACGCACCTCATGAAAGCCATTCGGCATCCCTCACCTCCTCTTTCTGAATATCTGAAAAGCGGGCGTGATCCCCGTCCGGAAACGCCGACATCAACGCCGCAAGCGCTGCATGGTCGAGCGGCCCCGGCGGTGCCTTCCCGTTCACACCCTCATAGGCCGCGCAGAATTCGCGCGGCGTCATCCGCCAAAACGCTTCTGGGTTTAGCCGCAGAACGCCAAGTCCGAACGCCATCACCTCGTCCCAGGGGAAAGCGCGCGGCACTGTAATCAGACCGCCTGAAGCGGCCTCCCGTCCTGCGGCACTGGAGGGCGCGGCGTGGCCGCCTCCGCCCCGCCAAACGTGATCTCGAACAGCGCGGAGACAAGCCTGATCCACCCCTCAATCCCGCCCTCAATGGTCAAAGCACCCACCTCCGCATCGCTGATCTCCTGGCCGCCCCCACGCAATCCCGCGCCAATGATCCGCATCAGATCGCGCGCCGCAAGCCGCCCTTCGGAGAACCGGAGCCCCAACCCCGGCAGATCATCCGCCTCGAATGCGTGTTCCAGTTCCGCCAATGCCCCGAGCGTCAGACACAACCGCATCCGCCGCCCGTCAATCTCCGCCTCAATCTCACCCCGCCGTCCATTCGCCATAAAGTTCTCCCTTCGTTGGGATCCGTTTTTTACCCGGAAAAAAGTAAGCTAAATCACCGTAAAGCTCAGCGCCCCCGCACTCTCCAGCGACACATCAAACGTCACACCGCCGGCATAATCGCCCTTGTAATCGAGTGCCGTGATCAAAAACGCCCCCTGCACGATCCCGAAACTCGGCACGATGATCTGCCAGTTGCGGATCACGCCATCGAAAAACACCTGCCGCATCTGCGCGTCCGATGTCTCGTCGCGAAAAACGCCCGACCCGCTCACACCCGCCCGCCTGATCCCCGCCCCCGCGAGCAATTCGCGCCAGCGCCCGCTCGATTCCTGGCTCGTAATGTCCACGCTATCGGCGTTGAACGTCAGCTGCCGGGTTCTCAATCCCGCAACCGTGATGAATGCGCCCAATCCGTCATCCAGCTTGAGCAACAAATCTTTCCCTGCCTGTGCCGCCATGTCTCCCTCCTGTCCAAAATCAAACGATGACTTCGGTAAGCGCCTGAAACCGCACCAAGGCGCGGCGCAAACCGTCTTTTGTTGGTCGCCCGACCTCATGGGCCGTCACCCGCAGCAACACGACCCGATGTCCGCTCACGGTCGGATTTGTGCCGTCGAGCACAAAGGCAATCCGCGCGGCGATGCCCAGCGCCTCCGCATCACCCCCCTGCCGCGACCAGACCGAAACTGCAAAAACATGCTCGTGACCGCGTGACCCGCCCGCGGACCAATCCCGCGCCGACGCATCGGCAAAGGTCACATAGGGCGTTTCCGCCGTTCGCGGTGTCTCGTCATAGATGCGCTCGCCGCCGAGCAGACCGGTCAGCGTCGTGTCCAGCACCAGAATACTGCGTATTGCGGCCCGCAGCGCCAGAATGGGACTGTTCATGCCCGCATCTCCTCGCAAAGACAGACCAGACGGCGCGTCATATCCTCGGGGTCATAAACGCCCCGGATCGCGAAAACCCGCGCGCCTTTCTTGAACCGCATCGATGTATCGAGCGGCGACCGCCACCGCACCGTTACGCGATGCGTCAATGTCTGCCCCAATTGCTGCGCCTCTTGACGTTGCAAGGCGCTCAGCGTCGCGACGTCACCCCAAAGCGATGCCGCCTGTGTCCAGTTTCGGGTGACACCGCCCGCTATGTCCGTCGTCTCGACCGGCGTTTCAAGCACAAGCCGGGCGCGGAACGCCCCGATGGAAATTTTCGCCATCAGAGCCTCCGTGTCGCATAAGGGTTAAGGAGCGTCAGCACCGTATCGGGCCAATTGGCCGCCCCGCTCACCGGAATATCACCCCGATTTTCGAACCAGAACGTCGCCAACAGACGAATGGCCAGGCGGAGCGGCTCGGGCACCGTCGATCCCGAAGCCCCATACCCCAGCGTGCAATCAATCTCGATCCCCGCAATCACCCGCCCCGGTGACGGCACCGGTCCCGTCACAATCAGGCGCGGCGAGCGGCTCGAATTATCAACCAGAAAAGTCGAGGCCGGGACGCTTGTTGCAGCACCCGCCGCGTCGTAAACCCGCGCTGCCGTCACTGACTGGAGTGGGCCAATCGGCAGCCGGATCAATCCGCCCTGTCGCCATTCATCCAGCACCACACGCCAGCTTTGCGTGATCAAGATGCGTTTGGTCACGGCCTCCACCGAAAGGCGCGCCGAAACGATCAAAGCATTGATCACAGTATCATCCTCCGACCCGTCAATTTTGAGCCAGAGCTTCATCTCCGCGAGCGTAACCGGTTCCAAACTTGGCCCCGTGAGCAGAATCATGTTCAT